GGTCCGAGATACCCTCGTTACCCGCGTGGGCAAAGGCCTGTTCGATCCCTGGGTACAGTCAGGTCTCTACCGACCCGTTCAGGTACGTCTTGGTCAGCACTTCCTCGTCAATGGCCGCAGTACCAAGCGCCGCAACGAATGTCTCGGTCCGTAGCTTCTCGGTTTCCCACTTGGTCTTTTCGTCTGGTTGCCACAGGGGCTTCCAGTCGTACCAGACGTTATCGGGCCGGTCGCCCAGTGCGGACCGAATGAGCATATCGTCCAGCGGGGCCAGTTGAGGGGAGACGCTAAGGTCCTGCTTGGCCTTGATGCCGTCATAGTAGTTCCGCAAGTCCCCATCGCCCGTCGCGTTCAATCCCTTGGCGGACGTACCGATGAGGCGCGTAACGGGGATATCGGCAGCACCGGCCATAATGGTCAATAGCTGCTCGATGACCTCGGGCAGACCCGACCATGTGACGGTCTTGGTGTTCCACTCGTCCGCCTTGTCGATCAGGGTCACGTTGGCAATGGACTTGAGTTGCGCGACCAGCTGCCAGCGCTTTAGCAACTGCGCCTCGTACTTGTCGGTGCCCAGTCCGTCCATCATGGAGTCGATGCCAATAACGTCAATCTTGGCCTCTTTGAGCAGCGCGGAGATGACCGCAGCGGCCCCATCGGCAGCTAGGACCGCATCGGCCATATGCTCCCACAGGGACTTGCCCCAAATGTCCGTCTGGTGCCCATGGGACCGACCATTGACCAGGATGACCCGTGACGGGTGGAAGTTCAGCTGGACCCCATTCTGGACGGGGACCTGCCACTTCTCAGGCTTGCCGTAATTGGGGTCGAGTGGGTTCCTGATCTGGCCTTGCGGGCTGATCTGCCAGCGGTGAAGCACGGTCAGGAATCGCATGTTCCAACCATTGACCGACTCGGGCCGTAGGGGGCTCGCGCTGTTACCGGGTAGGTCGGGGATAATAACGGCCCCACCGTAGAGATCGGCCCACTTGAGCGCTTGGTTAATCTTGGCCTGTACGCCCAGACGCTTCTCTAGGCCCTCTAGGTCCTCGATTTCCTCCTGCTCGGCCTTCCACGAACGCCACTCACGGGTCGCATCGTCCGCACGGATATCGATGATCTTGCCGAACCATGTGGACGTGTCGTACGTGGTCTCCACCTCATGCTGGGTGGTCAGTCGCGGCACGTAGCGGCCTTGGGCGGCGGGGTTCGTCGCGCCAAGGTTGGTTACAAAATTGCTAAAACCGTCAATGAGGGGAGTAGTGGTCATTCGGGCATATTAGCGGACACGGGCGGTTCGGGCAAGGGTTGGGCCGCACGATACCACGTGGTCAGCTTAAGTCCGTCCCATTCACTGCGCACCACCTCAATCGGACAGCCCATCTTTTTCTCAGCTTCCCGCAATTGGCGAGCGTATTCGCGTTGGTGCTCTCGTACCTGCACGGTCAAGAGGTCAGTTTTCTCGAACAGGGCCGGGTCTATGGTCCACTCAGACATGAACACCCGCCCGATCCAGTTCCCACGCATCATCGATTACCCCGGCAACGAACCGCAACTCATCGCCCGTCATGGTCTGCACGGAGAACTCCGGCTTACCCGCCTCCCATAGCTGCTCAAGGTGGCGCTTGCGGACCAACCGCTGGCCAGCCGGGGCGTTGGGGTCGAACTTGTAGAGATATCCCATCGGGGAGAGGGTCATACCGCCACCCCCAAGGCCCGAGCGGTCAGAGACACCACAAAGATAACCACTAGCCAACACGCCGCAGCGTATAGCAGAATCTTAACACCGTTGCTCATGCTGGCACCACCTTACCCGACTTACCGCTGCGAATCCTATCCAACACTTTCTTGAGCCACTCCCCGAATTTCATCGCACCACCTCGTACGCCACAATCTCACTGTCCCCCGGCCAGCGGGGGTCCCACGACCAGTTACTAGCCGTACCGGCCCAATGGCGGACCTCCTCGGCTACATTGGTCTCCTGACCATCCCGGAACCGCACGCGCACACGGTCAGTGAGGCGCGCGTGGGCTGGGTATCGGGTGCCGTCGTGTTCAATCCACATGACCCACCCCCGCCCGTTCGAGTGCGTCCACGATTGGGAACGCGGGCCAGAATAGGATAGCGAGCGTTACGGGTCCAATTGGTGGGTTCCCGCCCATCCGATCCAACACGTCATACGCGGCACACACTGCAAACCCTGCGCTCATGTACAGCACTACCCCCAATACCCTAAGCATCCCGCAACCCCTTGGCCAGTGCGGACAGTACGGCAGCGGCAGCGTCGAGTTCGTCGGCTGAGTAGTAAATCTTACCCACGAACGAAACGCATATATCACCGTTGGTCGGCTCCCCACACTGGATGACGCCATAAACACCCGGCACGATACGGGTCTTGGTGACAGTCTCGGTCACAACGGGTCCAATGGGGGCGACACTCACCAACTCGTATTCATCAGAGTGACGGTAGCGAAGGTCCCCCGCTGCGTCATAGTGTCGGAAGAACCCTCCGTCACAAGTCTCCTTTACGGTCGCCTCTAGCCCCTTCTGCAAGTCGAGGTCATCAATTCCACTAACCCGCCGAACCCTATCGCCTACTTTGAACATAATCATCTCCTGTGTCTAACTGACCCACGACTAGCACGCGCCGACCGGCCCGTCAACTACAATGCGGCCCCAAGATCGTACGCCCCGCCTTGGCGCGGTGCGGTCAGGATCATCACGGCGTCCGCCTTATTGGGCGAAGGGGTTCCGTCGGGCTGTTTATCCACAATGATCTTACCCGCCGTATTAACCGTGTAGGTTGGCTGGCTCAACTCGGAATACAGACCCCCTAGACCCTCACGCAACACGATTAGGTCATCGGATTGGTAGGTATACCCCGGTTCCGTAACGGCCCGATGGGTCCGCTGGAACCGAACGCGCAACTCCCACCAGCCTTGGGCCTTGGCGTTAGCAAAGAAATCCCCGTTCGTGCGATCCTTGCGACCCGTGGGGTTAGCAGAGGGGATTGGTTTGTCTGGGGACGCGACCTTACCGGACCCCCGCCACGGGTTGACCTGAATACGGACCTCTCGGTGCTCATTTAGCACCCGCGCATCGCCACGAACCCCCGCGCCCAAACCGTCCGAATCGAACCGCAGGTCCGTAACGCCCGCCTCGTCACATCGGGCGAACGCGTGCTGGACGGTTCCAAGGATGTCGCTGCCCTTACCGGACCACTCGGGCACTTGCTCGACACAGACGCCATGACCGATGGCCAGAGCGTTCTTGTCGCGCCCCTCGTCCGCAACGTCCAGTGCGGCCCTGCGCGCGCCGGAGACGGTGAAGCCGAGCTTTTGGTCCGCGTTGATGGCGGATTGCACCCACTCCGACGGGATCAGTACGCCCTCGACGGAGGCGGAGTAGTTGATATCAATTTCCTGGGCGACGGTGACCGGATCGAGTTCGGCGCACATCTTGGCGTACCAACTGTCGTCTCGTGCAGGGTGACTTCGCCAATGGAACTGGAATACCCGCTCCGATGGGAACTTGAACCGCTTCTGGGCAAAGGGGTTCGCGTTGCCGTTGGGGGTCGATATGTCAATGCGGCAATTGGTGGTCGCGGATAATGACGCTTCGATCAGTTGGGGCCGCTCCAGGAACGCCGCCTCGTCAACGAAATAGATGGAGGCACGGTCGCCACGGCCAATATTGTCGCCCGCCTCGCCAGTGATCACACTACCCGTTGCGGGGAATTTGATTCGCATATGTGGCGCATCGTCCCGCGTCCAGCCCCTACGGAACTCGGGCGGTAGGTTCTCCATGAACATGCGGGCCTTCCAGAATAGGCTCTTCGGGTCGCCCAGCTTGTCCACGTAGTTTTCCTTGCGCGACCCGAAGCCAATCGATGCGCCCTCGTGGAATAGGCAGATCGTACAGGCCAGTGCGACCGAACACCACGACATGCCCATATCGCGAGTTTTCTCCGTAATGCCCGGTTCTTGGTTCTTCCAGCGCGCCACGACCCATTCGACCCATTCGCGTTGTCGGGGGAATAGGATAAACGGCACGGTGGCCGGTAAACCCCGCTCGACGTTACGGGGGTCGTAGGTGACAGCCCAGTCCGTGATGAACTCGGCAGGATTGTCCCGGTAATACGCGAAAAGCCCCGGAAGCATCCCGGGGTTCTCACGTATCTTTGCTAGCCGCTGGACCCTTGCGACCAGTATCGGGCCGTAGTCGGGGTTGCGGAAGTCGAAGGTATTCTCAGGACGCACTGTCAGCCCGGTCCGCAACTTCAGCCGCCCTACGCAGGCACTCACCGAGACCCTCGGACCGCACGTGTCTAAAGGTCCCAATCACCTTGTGGTTTATCTTGAGCAC